CTGGAAAGCGATCCCCGGCTACGAAGGCTACGAAGCGTCCGACCAAGGCCGGATCCGCTCGGTCTCGCCGCGCTACCAAGTCGCGCCGATAGAGCTCTGGCTGGCCGAGCTCGTCGGTGCGCGCGTCGAGAAGCGAGGAGCTCTGCTCGCTCCCTGGATTGAGGAGCGGCATGGACGCAAGGCTGCGCGCGTCTGCCTCACGCACAACGGGGCGCGAGAGAAGCACTTCGTGCATCGGCTCGTGTGTCTGGCATTTCACGGAGTGCCGGGACCCGAGCAGACTGACTGCGCGCACCTGAACCACAACTCGCTCGACAATCGAGCTTCGAACCTCGCGTGGCAGACGCACTCCGAGAACGTTGCGTCCAACTGGAGCGAGGAAGCGATCGAGCGCAGGATGCGGTGGGAGGATGACTGCGAGCTCGGCCCGAGCTACAACGGTCCAGACCGACACGAGGACATTCCGTTCTGATGCCGAAGCAGAAGCAACCTCCCACGATCGCGAACCCGGCAGCTCGGGCGCAGCTCGAAGCTGCCGCGTCGGCCGCCGGCCTCAACGTGCAGCAGCTCGCGGATCTCGTGTTCGAGGCTGGGGTCACTCCTCCGAAGGCCCCGGACGGCGTGACCACGCGCTACTCGCTGAAGGATCTCGGGGAGCGTTTGTGGGGCACGTTGCAGGTGACCCCGCGCGACGAGCGGGCTGCATGGTTCGCTGCGCTGGTGCCTGTGCAGCAGATCGCGATCATCGCTGCGCTGCGGGACCACGGGTTCCGGAGCGAGGTGATCGCGCGAGACCTGGGCATCGGCGTCGATCAGGTGATGCGCACCTGGAACATCTACGCCGGCCGCCTGGGCGAACAGGTCGTAGGCATCCGCCTAGACACGATCGCAGGCCAGCTCCAGCTTGCGAGCGAACACGCGCAGGAGATGGCAGTGGCAGCGGGAGATCATCGATCATACTGGCAAATCGAACGTGAGAAGATCGAAGTTCTTCAGTCGATCGGTATAGTGGACAAGGCGATCAACAAGACCGAGGTGGTCCACAAGATCGACGACGAACAGAAAGCCGAGATCGAGAGGCTCTACAAGCTCCGTGACAAACAACAACGACGGAAGATCGAAGTTCAGGAGCTCGCCCAACTGGAGGACAAGGGTGAGGCACTTCCTGAAGGGCTTGGCGACAAGGATTACGACGACGACGACTAGGCTGCGGAAGTGGCTTGGCTTCAAGCTGCTCTACAGCGTTCCCGTCGAGATCGAAGTCCGGCATGGTGCGCACCGAGCTCGTGTGAAGACGCTGTGGCGCGGCCAACTGCTGCGCGCGGAGATCCCGATCAACACGAGGCCGGCGGGAACGTCGGCTCCTGCACCACTCAACTACGTAGCACCTGGGCAAGAGCAGAAGGTGATCGATGAGTTCACCGCTGCCGAGCCCTGGGACCCGATGTTCCCCGAGCAGGCCGAGCACAAGCGTGGCAAAGCGTGTCCGTTCTGCGGGCACACGGAGTGGATGGCATGAGCGATCTCCACATCCTTGCGATCACGGCATACGCGGGCAGCAAGAAACTCGTGAAGATGACCGAGGAGATGCTGCAAACCTTCGATGCGTGCAAGCATGAGATCATCGATGATGTGACCACGATCGCGATCAACAACAAAGCCGACGTAGCGATCAAGCGGGGACTCGTGGACTGGCATGCGTTCAACGACACCAACGAAGGCTTCGGCCGCGCGATCAACCTAGCGATCCAGCGTGAGATCTTCGACCCGATCAAGGACAAGGTGAAGCCTCCGGTCACGCACGTTCTGGTCTTGAACAACGATCTTCAGTTCCCCGACCACAAGTGGCTGTTGCATCTCCTCAACGAAGTTGAGGGGAATCTCGTGCTGTCGCCCACGACCGACATCACAGCGTCCCCTGACGCTCGCGCAGAAGGGCCAGTGGAAGAGGCTCCGATACGTAGCTCGCAGGTAAGTGCGTTCTGTTGGCTCGTGCCGGTTGCGACCATCAAGAAGATCCGGAAGAAGTTCGGGTTTCCGCTCTTTCATCCGGACTTCTCGAACTACGGTTCTGATGACGTGAGCGGCGGCATCCTACGTAGCCTTGTTTCGCGCAAGCCATTCAAGGTAGTGCCTCGCAGCTTCGTCAGGCACCTCAAAGCACAGACCGCAAACGAACTTGGTGTCAAGCCTGGGCAGCCTGAAGTGCTTCAACGCATCCGAAACTTCTTCAGAGCGCACCGACTCACGTGAACTGTATCACTTGGAGAGGCTCGTTCAGGCCGAATGGTTATGGGCAATGCCACGTGTGGAAGCATGGCAAGAGAAAGAACATGCTAGCGCACAGAGCTGTCTACGAACTGCACTTCGGAGACATTCCAAATGGGATGTTCGTTCTTCATAAGTGCGATAATCCTTCATGCGTGAACATCGATCATCTAGAGCTGGGGGACCAGAAGAAGAACGTTCAGGATTGCATTGCGAGAGGTAGACGGGTTATCAATAGGGGGAGGGCCAAGATCTCTTTTGCTGTAGCTGATCGAATCAGGAGAAGTCGTAAGAGAGGAGTTGAGCTGGCCAAGCTCTACGGTCTCAGCAAGGCTTCGATTAGCGAGATTAGGCATGGCAAAACTTGGCGAAGATGATCTCTCAGGCATCATCGATAATCGTCTATACGGCTGTCACTGACGGCTACGACAACGGCAAGCTGAAGCTCGTGCCCGAGGACGACGTGCACGCGGAGACGAGAATCCCTCCGGTGGGGATCAAGGGGCGTGAGGCAACGCTCTGGAACCGTGAACAGAAGCTCGTGTGGCCGCCGCGCAACGGAATGGCCAGCGTCTACCTGGACGGGTCGTTCACGCCGAAGATGCAATGGCGCGAGTCGGTCGAGAAGTGGCTGGATCAGGCCGATATCGCCCTGTTCAAGCACCCCTGGCGCACCTGTGCCTATGCGGAGATCGATGAGTGCGTGAAGCGTGGGAAGATCACAGCCGACGAAGGGCAGAAGGCTCGCTCCCATCTGATGCTGGCAGGCTTCCCGCGCGACTTCGGACTGTGGGCTTTGGGCATGGTTGCGCGCCGGACGCACGCGAACGCGATCCAGAAGTTCGCGATGGTCATGGTCTGGACCATGTGCCGAGAGGTGCCCCGAGACCAAATCTGGTTCCCCTTCGTGATCTGGAAGATGCGGCACAGCCTCAAGCGAGTTCACACGATCGACAAGGACATCTACAACAACAAGCTGTTGAGCTTCAGGAGACATGGAACATGACTTCGAAATACGCCATGGCTGGTGACTACCACTACCAGGATTTCGCTGATCGATCATCGCCTTACCATCATCACGTGACCGATCTCGTGCATGAAATCGAGCGGTTCGTGGCCCCATTCAGTGGGATCCTCGATGTTGGCTGTGGCGAGGGGCTCATCATGTCGCAGCTCGAAGCGGTCAACTACCACTGCTTTGGCTTGGACATCGACCAGATCGCGGTCCAGATCGGACAGAAGAAGGGCAACCAGATCCGCCACGGCACGATCGACAGCGAGCTCGATGACGCTTACGAAGCGGTCTTGCTCTGTGACGTGCTCGAACACGTCGCCGACTTCGATGCGACGATCGAGAAGGCGCAGAAGGTGGCCCGGTCGTTCGTGGTCGTGGCCGTCCCTGATCGTCACGACGCGCACGCAGTGCGTCAGAACGTCGTCAGCGCAGTGATCGACAAGTTCAAGGGCTGGGAGCTGCTGAAGTCGTCGTGCCGCCACGCGAGGTGGTTGATGATCTTCAAGAAGGTTCCTCGATGATCGATTTAACGATCATCATGGCTGTGTATGGCCAGCCGGCGATGCTGGCCTACCAACTGGACCGCATTCGCTGCTACTCGGTGGACACGCAGGAACGCTTGAACCTCGTGGTAGTGGACGACTGCGGGAAGCCTCCAGTGGATCCGCGCGAGATCGAAGCGATGACGGTTGGCCTGAAGGGCTGCAAGCTGCTGCGCGTCGAGCAGGACATTCCGTGGAACCAGATGGGAGCGCGGAACCTCGGGATGCACGTGAGCTCGGGGCACTGCTTGATGATCGACCCGGACATGGTGTTCGACGGACCGACGATGGGACGCATGCTGCTGGCAGCAGCGAAGCTGCGGCGCGGCCATGTGCTGAAGTATGGGCTGAAGCACGTCAGCAGCGGCAAGCTCGACATGACCAGCCCCAACACCTACCTGATCCACCGTGACGACTTCTTCGCCGTAGGTGGTTACGACGAAGACTTTGCGGGCCACAAGGGCTGGTCAGACGTGCAGATGCTTGACGTGCTGCGAGCCCACTACAAGATCGAGGATCGACCGGACCTGTTTGCGCATTTCCACGGGGTTGCTAGCATCCCCGACGCGATGGTCACCAGCCTCGATCGCAGCAACAAGCACAACCGGAAGATCCGGTTGAAGAAGGTGGCGCAGGCGAAGGCTTGCGGGGGCTGGCGCAAGTGGGTCCAGAAGCACAAGGGACCCAACCTCCGGTTCCCATGGAAGCAGCTCTACCCGACAGTCTAGCCAACCTGTCGCCGGAGGAGCTCCGCAGCTACCGGCTTCAAGAGGAAGCGGCCTACTACAAGACCGAAGAGGGCTTCCTGGACTTCGTGCGCGACTGTGGCGCAGCTCCAGACGCGCAGCAGTATCCGCACGGGAAGGGCGCGCACGAGATCCTGACGTGGAAGTGGAAGGCTGACCCGCAGAGCGATCGAGGGATCTTCACCTACAAGCTCGTGCTGTGGCCGCGTGGCTCGTTCAAGTCTGCGGTCTTCGATGTTGGATTGGTGTGCTGGGAGATCGCGCGCAACCCGAACATCCGCATCTGTGTCGCCTCCGAGACGGGCAAGCAGGCGAAGAAGTTCGTGCGGCAGGCGATGAAGATCATCAACTCGGAGTGGTTCAGAGAACGCTTCGGGGTGCACAAGGGCAAGGACTGGAAGGAAGGCAGCGGCGAGTTCACGTCGGCCTTGCGCACGATCACGCACGCGAAGGAGCCGACGCTGCTCGCGGCTGGCTGCGGTGAAGTCTGGACGGGCTCGCACTGGGATCTGATCGTGATGGACGACGTGGTGTCCCAGGAGAACACCAAGACCGTCGAAGGCATCCAGACCACGTGGCACTGGTTCGGTGAGATGATGGCGCAGCTCGATCCAGGCTGCCGCATCTTGATGATCGGCACGCTGCACCACTACGCGGATCTTTACTGCACGCTGCTCAAGAACAAGAGCATGCGCGACTTGTTCGAGGTGTCGATCCACTCGTGGAGGAACCCGGACAACACGCTGTTCTTCCCCGGTCGTCTCACGGAGGCATTCATCGCGGCGCAGAAGGCGATCATGCCCCCGCGCCAGTTCGCCTGCTACTACGAGAACAAGCCTACTACCGACGATGAGAAGATCTTCAAGCCGAGCTACTTCAGGGTCATCGAAGATCGCGACATCCCGAGCCACGTGTGGACCTACATCTTCACGGACTGGGCATTCATCGCGGAAGAGAAGAAGAAGGGCAAGGCGGACCGCACAGCGTTCTGGATCGTCTCGCTCGACTGCAACCGAGCGGCATACGTGCGTGACTTTTACGTTGGGAGATGGAAGCCGAGTGATTCTGTGCGCATCGCCTGCGACCTGTGGAATCGTTACCAGCCCCTCAACCTGAAGGGCATGGTGCTGGAGGACACCGCGCACGCGGAACTCCTGTCTTCGCTCTTCGAGGAGATCCGCCGGCAGACGTTCATCCACCCGAAGATCATCAAGGTGGCGGGCCGCAACCAGGAGATCAAGGACATGCGCATCGAGGCAGCCGAGCCACGCTTCCGTGGTGGCACGATCTGGTTTGCCAGGAGCCTCAAGGAGCAGCACCGCAAGTGGGCTCCCATGTTCGCGGAGATGACCGAGTGGCCGTTCAGCGACCACGACGACATCCCCGATGCGATCTCCGATCTCGA